TTGCAATCCTCTACTTCCGTCAGCCCCAGCAGGACCAGCACCAATTGCTCCAGCAATAGTGATAGAGTTGTTGGCCGCCTGATTAAGAGTGACTACTTGAATATCCGAGCCACCCTTAACAATAGACACCTTAATGATGTCACCGTGTTGGCTAGATACTTTTACATTTTTAGGCTGGGTTACACTTACAGGCATGGTGCTTCATTACGCGGTTATTGAAACATCTTCGTTCACCTTCAATGTGCCAAAAATCAAAGTAGATACAACTGCACCTGACTTCTGTTCAACATCATATACATAGAGTCCAGACGGCATGGTTTTCATTACGCCCGCAGATACCGAAAGGTCAATGTATTTAAGTGACGTGTTGGTTACACCTTCACCATCATCTATCCCACCTTGGTGGGTGTCATCCGCAACTACAGTTGCTGTGAAGGTATCAGACCCGTTAGTAACTAAATCACCCGTATCGGAGTCTCTTACTTGAAACAAGAATATATCGTCAGCAGCAAACCCCACTGTAATTCCATCAGCGGCAGTGACGGTTAATCGAAGAGAGAAGGTATCCCCCTTTCTGCAAGTTACATCTACTCTCGATGAGGTGTCTAGGTTAATCTTAGTAGCGTTACTCATTTCCAAATAGTTCGTTGATTACGTCTTGATTTCCTTGGACAGATGAATCCTCTAGCTCACCCCTTGAACCCTGTCTTTGAGAAATAAGCTTTGATTGCTCTACAGCTTGCTTCACTACACGGCTATCCTTTCTATCTTCTTTTAGTGTCTCAATCTTTTCTTTAAACTCTTTGTCCTCTGTCTTGAATCCTAAGCTGGCTTGTGCTCTAATCATCTCAAGCTCTTTTCTCATTTGATGTAAAGCAGCAGCTACCTGAACTTCTACTTGTCCCTTCATCTGAATTTTTTGAGCTTCTATCTGAGCCTCCATCTGAATCTTCTGCATATCTGCCTGAGCAGCTACCTGAGAAGCTTGTGCATTAGCCTGTGCCTGTGCCTGTATGTTAGCTTGCTGTTGCTTCTGAATCATTTCAATACGCTTCTTCCGCTTAACAGCCAAGAGCCTTTGAGCTTGGTCAATATCCTTTACCTGTCTAATTGCCATCGCGTCCTCAAGGTCAATCTCTTTCTGAGCTAGAGTAGCCTGAACGTTTTGCTCAAGAAATATTCTATCATCATCAGACATTTCCTGAACGACACGAATACCAAAATTGTACATAGGCAAGTCATTGAAGCTACTTAAGATATCCATGCTTCTCTCTCCAATAGCTTTCTGATATACACGATACAGAACACAGTCCGTTGGTATTACCTGCAAGCACTTAACTACATCCTCGCAAACCTTCTTGTACAAGACAAGACTTGCGTTTGTGATATCATATAACGCATTATTACCTGCTGCTAAAGCCTGTTGCCTGACACCAACTAAAGCTTCTCCCTTTGGGGTGCTAGCATCCATCACCTCATTGATTCCTGTTGAATCTCGAATCATGCGTAGGTAATGATTGTATAGGTTTATATACTCGTTTATGTTTCTTATGCTGTTTTCAATAGAGCGAATGGGAGGATTCTGAAAACCACCCTCAGCATTCTTACTTCTATAGTAAAACACACCTGTCTGTTCATATATGTCTTGAATCTGGAGAGGCTCTAAATCTCCTCCGCGACCTAGCTGTACATTCTCTAGTCCTTCGATATCAACAAGAATACCGTCAGGCTTAGCCTTAGCAATTGACTGTTGAATCTTTAGGTGGGTTAGCTGTAGTTGGTCAGCGAATCCAATAACACCACCAACGATAGACTTAGGTCGCATTCTCCTTAGGTTAGTGCATGCAACACTATAAGAAAGTCTAGCCTTAGTTAGGTCGTGTACGTTCTTCGGAATGTTTTTCTTTGGACCGTAGTTGTAAAGAACCTTAGTGTTCATAACGAAGCAACCTCCGTAAACCATCTGGTTCTCCATCTTATGAGGCTGTCTATCATACACAGAACTTGTTGGCTCTTTGTATTCCCCACCTTTAAAATAAAATCCAGAGTTTCCAAATTGAGACTCCTTACTCTCATAATAAACACAGTCAACGGAAAGAAATTCAAAGTCCATTACTTCGATGAGGTACTCGTCGTATCCAAACGTGCTAGTGCCTGAAGCTCTATCAATTCCTCTCTGACCAAAAATCTCTTTGTTGTTGTATGACTTACTTTTTACAGAACCAGCAATCTCTTCATACTCCTTCTCTGATATCTGATTACCAGCCTGTCTCTTGAGTTCTTGAATGCTTATTCTTTTTACATGAGCACCGTAAACCAAGTCGGACATATTAGGGTCCTCTGTTTGGCTATGTAAGAATGAAGCAGGGTCTACATACCTAGTTGTTATTCCGTAGTTAGGGTCGTTCTCTCTTTTGATTACACCCATTCCACATACAACCAAATCCTCTACAGCTCTCCTGTAAATCGTTTGGTCAAAGTCATTCCAATCTAAAGTCAATGCCGTCCCTAACTGAGCAGCTATCTCAGCATTGGTCTTCATGTTTTGCTCCATGAAAATCTCCGCTTCTTCTGTTGTGTCCGGAAGAATATCAGGGTCAATCCTTGGTTGAAGACCTAATGACTTAGCCTCCATTAATAAATCCTTGTCTTTAATCGAAGCCTCTACCTCAGCTTTTGCTTCGTCCTTCTCCCCTTTACTGATTGGGTCGATGGCATCTACAGATGGGTATGGCTTTCTGGAAAGAATCCTATTGACAACTACCTTTACAAACTTAGGTATGATTGGAACGGGGCTCCAGTCTAAGTTAAGTAGAGTCCCGTCACCATTGTTTGGGTCAAGAGCATTTAGAATCTGTTTGTAAACAGACGTGTCTTGTGTTCCGTTAGCGTAGTCTCTGTTCTTTTCAAAGTCCTGCATTCTTTGACTAAGTAGAGAGGTAGACGAATCTCCATTTCCCCACTGACTCTGAATTGCTTTAGCGTACTTTAAACCGTAAGACTTCCCTAGCTTTTGTTCTGGTGACGCAAAGGGGTCTGGAAAGTTTCCGTATTTGGTATTTTTGCTCCCTTGGGTCATGAAATATTTTGTTGGCCTCAAGTGCAAATATAACAATATGCGGCGACCCCTAACTCAGCTTGTACCTTCTAAAGAAAACCTTCTCGTCAAACTTGGTTTCTTTTTTCTCTGCCTTGACTTTTTGAGCAGCTAGTAAAGCTAAACCAGCACTTATAGAAAGGTCATACTTTGTACGCTTGTCTATCTTGAATCCAACCCAGTCTTCCAACGTCCTATTAAAGTACATCGCTCCCGGTTCACCGTCTTCATTTAGACCTACATGATTGTGGATGTAGTCTTCTATTGCGGAGGCGTGAGCCTGTATAACGTCCTGTGAATTTGAAGGAATACCCTTCGTCTTTACATTCACCGAAGAGCTAGGAGATTTTAAGTGGGCTGGCCTATCCATTACGTATCCGTCATAACCCCTTGATTCAAAGTACCTTACGATACCATACTTGTTGTTCTCTATCAGTAGCGGGTACCCATAAAACACAGCGGCCATCAGTACATCCTCATAGAATATCTTAGCCATCGGCGGCCTACTCGCGTACTCAGCTACAAACATATTACTAGCCCCGTCCAAGTTAAACTTGTTGTATATATGACAAGCGCCCTTCGAACCTCTTCCATCAACAGTAGCATCTAAGTCGTAAGAGTCAACTCCCCCACATCCCCTGTTTGGGTTTGAAGGAATCATCTTCCCCTTGTTTCTTGTCAGCACACTTCGCTCAGAATTTTCAGGCATCCATGATACATACCACCTTCCGGCTGGGTCAGGATTAAAAACAACTTGAGTGTCCTTGACACCTCCCCTCCATTGAAAATTACCCTTGACTACTGGGTTAGGGTATAGAGAATCGTTATGCTCTATCTGTTCGTATATCTTACCAATATTAAATAGGCTCCCCTCTACACTATCCCTGAATGCCTCATCCGGTGTGAATGGAAATTGACGGATAAGCTCATTTAATTCTTTAGCATCACTCTTAAGAGAATCCCTTTCGTTTCTTAGGAATGTCTTGGAACCAAAGGTCATCATGTCCCCCTCTAATGTTTTAATCTCAGTCTTTGGGTCAGTGATGATTGGATTTCCATAAAGGTCAAAGAAACCTTCTAACGATTCGTAAGCAGGAATAAACAATCTATATAGACCTGATACTGTCCTTCCGTTAGCGTTACGTTTAAGCGGGTCTGAATCTTTCCATATCTGCTTGTATTCAGAACCACCCTTACCCATAGGATTTACGGTACTCCCCACCAATGCCTTGCCTACTATACGTCGGCCCACAATCAAACAGGTCTTCTCTATTCTCCAAGCTTCACGTATATCAGATGGCTTCTCCCATTTACCCGCCTCGTCCATATACAACATATGAAGCTTCTCTCCATCATATGCATTGTTCGTAGTGTTCTTCCAATTGAGAACTGTATTCAATGCATCGCCAGCAAAAGAAGTCTTGTTGTTTTTTGTAATCCTTTTCGAGGGCTCGCGGAAGGCTAGCTCCATTCTTGGATTTGTAGTACCGTCCTGAATAGGTTTGAAGAAAAACGGATAGTGCCTAAACATAGACACCACCTTCTTCATGAAGATATTTTCCTGCGCGTCTTTACCCGTCTTGCTCTGTATTCCGAGAAGCTTGTCTTTAACTTGAGTAGCTTCATCAAGAAGAACAGAGCTACAGATATTAGTGTAGCCAGAACGCCTACACTTAGTATAAAGCTGACCGATGCAACGCGGGTCAGATTCACACGCAGCCATGTGGAGAAAGATGTCACGTTGGAACGCAAGATACGATGGGTATCCAATGTCAATCTTCGTCCACTGTAAGAGCATGTAGTGCCTCCCCGTGATATACGTAGGTTCACCCTTATTGTAAAACCAAAGACCCTCCCTACGCCTTCTAAATTCTTCCTCGATATATGGATGAAACTTCTCTCGAAACTCCTTCGGGGCCTCTGCCCACTCGTCCATACTTCTAAGACGGGACAGTTCTTTTGGCATAGGTACTCTTTCCCACATTTGCAAACTTGCCTCCAGACCCTCTCCTTTGATTCCGTCCTTCGGTAT